ATCAAACAAATAGACACTGCACTCGCAGATGGTCTTACAATCAGAGAAATAAAAGATGGAGTAAATGAAACACTAGATAGTGTCATTAGCTACTTAAACAATATATCAGTTGAAGTAGAAGGTGATATGTTATCTTCTGTTAGTTCTATATCATGTAACAATGATAATGAATTAGGAAAAATAATAGCTGAAGCTTACGATAAAGTAGGTAAAAATGGTGTTGTTTTGATGGAGGAAAGCGACTCTGAAGATACCTATGTTGATGTGGTTGATGGCGTACAGGTTGATTGCGGAATAACATCACCTCATTTTATAACTAATACAGACAAGCATATATGTGAATTAGATAATCCATTAGTATTGATATGTACATCTGAAATACCTAATATACGTAAAATACAAGGAATATTAGAACATGTTATAAAAAATAATAGATCTTTGCTAATTGTAGCACCAGTTGCTCAATCTGTAAAATCTGCATTATTAATGAATAAAGTTAAAGGTAATATAAAGATTAATATAATAGATCTTCCAGGTTTTGGTCCTACCAAAAAAGACACAACCGAGGATTTAGCTATATTAACTGGAGCTACTGTTTTAAACGAAGAACTAGGTGATGATTTGGATCTTATGAAACCAGAGCACTTGGGTGAAGCTGAGCTTGCTGTAACAAACGATAAAGACACTATATTAACATTAGGCGGAATGACAGATGATATTGAGAATAGAATAGATGAGTTAAATAAAAAGTTAGCAGAAGAAAATAATGGCTACATTAAAAAGAAATTAGAACAGAGATTAGCGATGTTGTCTGGTAGTGTTGGTATAATCAAGGTTGGCGGTAACTCTAAAATAGAATTAAAAGAAAAGAAAGATAGAGTTGAAGATGCAATCTATGCTACAAAAGCGGCCCTGAAAGAAGGTATCGTGCCAGGTGGTGGGATTGCTCTTCTTAATGCTGCGCAGAAAATAAAGGGAGATGAAGTTAGTAAAGTTTTACTAGAAGCTCTAAAATCACCATATAAAACTATAATGGAAAATGCTGGATTATCACTTAGCATGGCTATGAAAGAAGGTTATGGTTGTAATGTAGTAGATGGAACTTTTGGTAAAATGATTGATTCAGGAATAATTGATCCGGTGTTAGTAACTAAATCTGCACTTAAAAATGCTGTGAGTGTAGCTTTAACCGTTATGTCAGCAGATTGTGTAATCTCAAATATAAGAATAGATAATGCAAGCAATTAACGATTATGTTATAGTTGACGTAGCTAAAGAAGGTCCTAAAAAAGTAGGTGGACTTATATTAACCGAAGAGGTTGATGAAACAAATAGATATAAAAAAGGTAAAATAATATCTGTTGGAAATATGGTTGAAATAGTAACAAGAGGTGATGTGATATACTATGACGCACTTGCCGGACATGATATATCTTATAAGGATAAAATGTACAGAGTTATACGTATGAGAGATATAGTTATAGTGGAATAGTTACTATTTATAAAAAACATGTAATCTCTATAAAAGAGATTATACATAAACCGTAACCCATAATTCACAGACAATAAATCTAAATCAATTAATTATAAACTTAAAAAAATTAAAAAATGAATAATAATAAGAACATGCTGATATTCATAGATGGAGCTAATACAGCTTATATGAATTCAGCGGACAACTTCAGAGGTGTTAATCATGATACTGATGACAAATTAGATGTTTACTTTAGAGCAGCCGCTGTTGGTACAGATGACAATTCTGCTGGTTATGATAAAATTACATTATCAGTAACTGATGAAAAAGAATTAGATGCAATGAGAGGTATTGCAGCGTGTGTTGCTGGAGCTAAAACTCCTTATGTGACAGTTGCAGACGATGTTAACTCTGTTTATGCACATGACAATATAACAGCTGTTGACAGTATAACACTTGGTGTTACTGGTAGTTATAGAGGTTTTGAGGCTATTACAACAACTAAATCTCTTGAAGCTTCTGACTCAGGTAAAGTATTTACTGTAGATCAAGGATCTGCTTATAGTATAACACTACCAACTGTTGCTCAAGCGGGTGCTGGATGGCACGCGACTTTCATCTTAGTTGGACAAGATAATAATGCTGTTGAAATAATTCCTGATGCATCTGAAGATACGTTAAGAGGTTCATTAACGTCTGCTGCTGGTGCTGGTGTTTCGGCTGAAACTGGAGTTGATCAATTAATATTTGTGGCAAATACTGCTAAAAATGGTGAGAGAGTTGACATAGTGTGTACTGGTAGCTTCTTTGAAGTTTCAGGATTTATGCACGATGATGACCACATCACTCTAGCATAATTTGAATGCGATTAACTAGTCACGATTTACGTGATTTACAAATCCTTAAGTATTACAGGCTCGTTAGAAAATGGGCCTGTAAAACTTATGGGTTAACTGACGCAGATTTAGAACTTCTTATTTATTTAGATTGTAAAGGAAGATTCACGCGTCAAGAATTTATCGACGGAACATACACCATGAGTTGGGATAAAAACCGTTGGGAGAAATTAAGGAGGAATGGTTGGATAGAAGCTTGGAGACACAGAAATAGAACAACCATCAAATACTCTGTATTCAAAACCTCCTTTAAGTGCTCGCACTTAATAAGTAGAATATATAGAATACTCTTAGGTGAAGAAGATATACCGACGTCAGAAAAGAGTATATTTTTTAATAACAAGTCATACACCGATAAGGTAATGAATAAGTCTATCGACGGTATGATAAAAGATAATAACAGATGATAGGAAAATTTATAGGTGGCTTATTCGGCAAAGTAGTAGAAAATGCAGAAGGAATACTTGACCAAATTATTACGACGGACCAAGAAAGAGATGAAGCTAAGCACGCTCTTAAAAGATTATTACTCGAAGCTGAAAAAGAAGCATTTGCAAAAGAAGTCGAAGACAGAAAGAGCGCTAGAGATATGTACAAAGACGATGCATTTATTCAAAAGATACTTGCAACGTTATTTACAGCAGCGTACTTCGGTTTAAGCTTTATGATGTTTAGAGTCTTCGTAATGGGAGATATGAACCTAGGAGAATTTGAGATAAGTTTTATCTCTACAATATTTGGCGCAATGAGCGCAAAAGTTAATACGGTTGTCGATTTCTTTTTCGGCGGATCGGCTAAAAAGAATCAAGAACAAAAATAAAAAAATAATAAAATGGGAATAAATTCAACAGGAGTTGCTTATAACTTCGGACAATTAGGCAGCACTTATTTAAAAGAGGATGATCAAACTGTAATAGCACCAGAAGGAATGGCTATTGTAGCTATAACTTTTGTTGGAGCTAATGATAGTCAAATTAACAGCTTAATAGCGAAAGATGCAACTAATTTTGCTAATTCAGCTAGTTCTGCTCACAGCACTGGTAGAACCACTAGAACTGTAGATCAAGGTAATGCTACAACAAATAAGATCATATTTGATCAAGAAAACTTTGTTAGCGGATCAGATCAAATAGAAATAGGAGATGAAGTTTATGATGGTGCTACTCAAGCTCTTCACGGTACCGTTACCGTTTTAAATCCTGACGGAGACAATACAAAAGAAATACAAATAAGTGCTTCTGTAGCTATCACTAATAACGAAACTTTAGTTTTTGTAAAACCAAACAAAGTAGGACATAGAGGAGTTGGCGGTATGACTTTAGCGTCTGGAGAAGTTTTTGCTAGTGGTACCACGATTTACGGAAGATGGGATAGTGTTAAGCTTAACAACAATGACTCTAGAGCAATAATTTATTTTGGTGAATAATGGCATTAGGTAACGCAAATACAACAGCTCAATCTAGAGGAAAAAATAAGGCTGTAAAAGTTAAAAGACACAAAGAGGTTAAAGCCGCAGCAAGTTACAACACTGTAGTATTATCTCCTGTACAGGCTAATGCTCCCGCCGCTTGTGCTTATAGTGGTAGCGGGTCTACAACATACTATCACAACGGTTCTAATGCTAATCCAGCTGTAAATGATATAGTGTATAATAGTAGAAGAGCTAGAAATCCCAATACGTTTAACGCTGGTTTTTACAGGATGTCTATTGGAAAAAATAATGTTGCTTTAGAGATAGATAGTAATGGTTTAGTAAGAGCGGGTACTCCTTGTTAAAACTAAATAAATAATAATTAAATAAAATTAAATAAAATGGCAAAAACAAAAGAAAAAACACTAAATGTAGTAGAAAGGAAAGAGAAGGTTTCAAAAGAACACCTAGACGAAATGTTAGCAATAGTAAATAAAATAAATGCTTTACAATTTAATATAGGTAGACTTGAACAACAAAAGCATAAAATACTACATGAGTTAGCTTTGGGCAATGATACTATATCAACAGTTCAAGATAAGATGATGAAAGAATATGGTAGTTATGATATAAACTTAACTGACGGTACTATAAATTGGCCTAAAGATGAAAATGAAAAATAATATTATTAGAAAAATTACTATAGGTAAAGACTATAAAAACGATTCTATGCACTACTCCGTTGGTCAAGAGGTTTATGGAGGACATAAAATTTGTGATATAATAGAGGAGGAGGATAAGTATTGTATTTATATTAGAAAAGGAGATGTAGTTATACCATGGAAAGATTTTAATAAAAATATGGCTATATCAGTTGAGTATAACTTAGAATACTAATGAAAGCTTACAAAGAGTTTATCATATCACCTATTGGTAAAAGATATAACAATTCTACTAAAATTGATGATAAGGAATTAATATTAAACACAGAAATATTTAATCATCAATTTATAAATAGAAAAGCAAAAGTAATCGCTACTCCACTATTATTTCAATCACCTTTAAAAGTAGGTGATGAGGTAATAGTTCATCATAATATATTTAGAAGATGGCACGATGTTAAAGGTGTGGAAAGGAATAGTAGATCTTATATAGGTGACAATAAATACTTAACCTCTATAGATCAAATATTTTTATACAATGGAAAAGCTATGCCAGGTTTTAGTTTTGTTAAACCAATAAAATCCTTAAATCCGTACCATTATAAGTTATCATTAGATATAGAGCAACCACTAGTTGGTGTGATTAAATACTCTGACGGAACTTTCAATAAAGAAGAATTAGTTGGTTTTACACCTAATAGTGAATATGAATTTATAGTTAATGGTGAAAGATTATATAGAGTTTTAAATAAATTTATTACAATTAAATATGAATATCAAGGAAACGAAGAAGAATATAATCCAAGCTGGGCGAAAAGCAGTTGAAGAACTAATTAAAGTAGCTAAAGAACCTATTGTAGATTCAGACGACGATATATCAGCTGATAGATTAAAGAACGCTGCAGCTACAAAGAAACTAGCTATATTTGATGCTTTTGAAATATTAACCAGAATCCAAGAAGAAGAAAGTTTACTAGAAGGAAAACCACTGGAAGAAAAGAAAGAAAAAGCTTTTAAAGGATTTGCAGAAGGAAGATCTAAATAATGTACGAACAAACGTTATATAAAATTATAGAGCCAATAAAACTTAACACTATAAAAAGATTGAATAAATCTAAAAAGTGGGAGTATGGTTATAATAAAGAAAATGACGTCGTAGTTATATCTAAAACTGGAATGATAGGTGAGGTACTTGAAATACAAGGTTTTAAAATAGCTTTACCTAAACAACCAAAAGAAGTATATTCTTGTAGTAAGATAAAATCAGAACAAAAGTGGAAACAGTTTGCAACTAATCCTGATTTTAAAAGAATTAAAACTGTATTTGATTGGCAAGGATATCCTGATGAATTTAAAGAAAAACACTATAGTTATATAGACGAGGAGTTTAAAAGAAGAGAAGAGGGGTTTTGGTTTATGAACAATGGTAAACCAACATATTTAACAGGTACACATTATATGTATCTACAATGGAGTAAGATTGATGTTGGCGCTCCAGATTTTAGAGAAGCCAATAGATTATTCTTTATATTTTGGGAAGCTTGTAAAGCGGATAATAGATGTTACGGAATGTGTTATTTAAAAAATAGACGTTCTGGTTTTTCATTTATGAGTTCAGCGGAAACTGTTAATCAAGCAACATTAGCAAGTGATAGTAGATTTGGTATATTATCTAAAACAGGTGCCGATGCAAAAAAGATGTTTACTGATAAAGTAGTACCAATTAGTTTAAATTATCCATTCTTCTTTAAACCAATACAAGATGGTATGGATCGTCCAAAGTCAGAGTTAGCATATAGAGTTCCTGCTAAAAAGTTCACTCGAAAGAAAATGAGGGAACGAGAGGAGCAAGATGATATGGAAGGATTAGATACAACTATCGACTGGAAGAATACAGGTGACAACAGCTATGACGGTGAAAAACTTTCTTTATTAGTACATGATGAGAGTGGTAAGTGGGAAAGACCTGATAATATAAAAAATAACTGGAGAGTGACAAAAACTTGCCTGCGATTAGGTAGTAGAATTATAGGCAAGTGTATGATGGGATCAACGAGTAATGCATTAGATAAAGGTGGGGATAATTTTAAGAACTTATATTACAACTCAGATGTTACAAAAAGAAATAGAAATGGACAAACTAAGTCGGGACTATATTCTTTGTTTATTCCTATGGAATGGAATTACGAGGGATTCATTGATGAATTCGGACAACCTGTTTTCAATTCTCCAGAAAAACAAACATTTGATCCACATGGAATAGAGATAGATTATGGCGTTATAGATCACTGGGACAATGAAGCAGAAGGATTAAAAGATGACCAAGACGCTTTAAATGAATTTTATCGTCAGTTTCCAAGAACTGAAGAACATGCATTTAGAGATGAAACAGGAAATAGTTTATTTAATTTAGTAAAAATATACGAACAAATAGATTATAACGAAGGAAATAGAAATTCATCTGTATTAACACCAGGTAATTTTCAATGGACAAACGGTGTAAAAGATACAAGAGTAATATTTAATCCAAATCCAAATGGAAGGTTTAAAGTTAGTTGGGTTCCAAAAGGTCAACTACAAAATAGTGTTATAATTAAAAACGGTGTAAGATATCCAGGAAATGAGCACATAGGAGCATTTGGCTGTGACTCATACGATATATCAGGAACTGTAGATGGCAAAGGATCGAAAGGAGCTTTACATGGATTAACTAAGTTTTCTATGGAAGAAGCACCATCAAATACATTCTTTTTAGAATATATAGCAAGACCTCAAACAGCTGATATATTTTTTGAAGACGTTTTAATGGCGTTAGTATTTTATGGTATGCCATTATTAGCTGAAAATAATAAACCAAGATTATTGTATTATTTAAGAAGAAGAGGTTACAGGGGATTTAGTATGAACAGACCTGATAAGATTTGGAATAAGTTATCAGTTGCAGAAAGAGAAATTGGTGGAATACCAAATTCCAGTGAAGACATAAAACAAGCTCACGCAGCTGCAATTGAAATGTATATAAATGATCACGTTGGAATGATTGATGATGGCACTTATGGTGCTATGTATTTTAATGAAACACTAAATGATTGGTCTAAGTTTGATTTATCAAAAAGAACCAAATACGATGCTTCAATAAGTTCTGGATTAGCAATAATGGCTTGTAATAGACATTTGTACAAACCAAATCCAGATAAAACCAAAGCGTCGTTAAATTTAAATATATCAAAGTATAATAACAAAGGAGTTACATCTAGAATAATAAAACAAAAAGTATGAAAAATAGTCTAAACAATTTCGTTAACTTTCCATCTCAAGCTGTTAGCGATTTAGAAAAACTAAGTGAAGATTATGGATTAAAAGTTGCTAAGGCTATAAGACATGAGTGGTTTTCAGGAAATAATAATAAATACCAAAACCATTATCAAAATTTTCACCAATTAAGACTGTATGCTAGAGGAGAACAATCTATAGAAAAATATAAAAATGAATTATCTATTAATGGTGATTTATCTTACCTAAACCTAGATTGGAAACCAGTACCAATTATATCTAAGTTTGTTGATATTGTTGTTAATGGTATGGCACAAAGAACCTTTGACATAAATTGCTTTTCACAAGACTCTTATGGCGTTAGCAAGAGAACTGAATATATGGAAACTATATTAAGAGATATGAGAGCTAAAGAATTTAATAATTTAGCTAAACAACAATTTAATATAGATTTATACGAAAGTGATGTTGATAAACTTCCAGACACTGAAGAAGAATTACAATTACACATGCAGCTTAATTACAAGCAAGCTGTTGAGATGGCGGAAGAGCAAGCTATAAGCGTTTTAATGAAGGGTAGTGATTATGATTTAGTTAGAAGACGAACTTTATATGATTTATGCGTTCTTGGTATAGGTGCAACTAAAACTACATTTGATTGGAGTGATGGAGCAAGAGTTCAATATGTTGATCCAGCTAATTTAATATATTCTTATACTGATTCACCGTATTTTGATGATATATATTATGTTGGTGAGGTAAAAGAAATACCGATAAATGAATTAAAAAAAGAATTTCCAGATTTAACTGAAAGTGAAATCAAGGAAATGGTTGAAAAATCTTCAGATCCATTAACTCATACACCACATAGAGACAGAAACAAGGTTAATGTATTATACTTTAATTATAAAACATTTGGAAATAATGTTTATAAATTAAAAAAGACTGGTAGCGGCGCGGATAAAGTTATAGAAAAAGACGACAGTTTTAATCCACCTGTTGAAAGCATGGATGGAGAATTTAGTAGATTGAGTAAAGTTGTTGAAATATTATTTGAAGGAGTTTACGTTCTTGGTTCAAATAAATTATTAAAATGGGAGATGGCTCCGAATATGATGAGAGATCAATCTAATTTTTCTAAAGTAAAAATGAACTATCAAATAGTTGCTCCAAGAATGTACAATGGTAGAATAGAATCATTAGTTAGTAGAATAACTGGTTTTGCTGACATGATTCAACTTACTCATTTAAAATTACAACAAGTAATGTCAAGAATGGTACCAGACGGTGTTTATCTTGACGCTGATGGACTTGCTGAGATTGATTTAGGGAATGGGACAAATTATAATCCACAAGAAGCTTTAAATATGTTCTTCCAAACTGGTAGTGTTATTGGTAGAAGTTTTACATCTGAAGGAGATATGAATCCTGGTAAAATACCAATACAACAAATACAAAATGGAGCTGGTGGAAATAAAATACAAAGTTTAATTGGCGCATACAATTATTACTTACAAATGATAAGGGATGTAACCGGATTAAATGAAGCTAGAGACGGAACGGTTCCTGATGAAAGATCATTAGTTGGTGTACAAAAGTTAGCAGCTGCTAATTCTAATACAGCGACAAGACATATACTAAATTCAATGTTGTTTATAACAGCTGAAGTGGCAGAGTGTTTGTCATTAAGAATATCTGATATACTAGAGTATTCACCAACAAGAGAAGCATTTATTCAATCTATAGGTGCTCATAATGTCGCTACACTCGATGAGATGTCCGAATTACATCTTCATGATTTTGGTATATTTATAGATTTATTACCAGATGACGAAGAAAAATCTACACTAGAAAACAATATACAGGTTGCACTTTCTCAAAAAATGATTGATTTAGATGACGCTATAGATATTAGAGAGGTTAAAAACATAAAGCTAGCTAATCAATTATTAAAAGTTAAGCGTAGAAAGAAACAAGAAAGAGATCAGATAATGCAACAGCAAAATATGCAAGCTCAAGCTCAGGCTCAATCTATGGCTACCCAAGAGGCAGCTAAAGTGGAAATAGAAAAGAAACAAGCTGAAAATGAAGCTGATCAACAATTAGAAAAAATGAAAAATACTTTAAAAATAAAGTATTTACAACACGAAGCTAGAATCAAGAAAGACTTAATGATGTTAGAATATAAACTAAATTCTAATATAAAAGCTGAAGAAAATAAGATCTCCGGTAGATTAGAAGCAATGAGAGAAGATAGAAAAGATAATAGAGTTGATAGACAAGCAGAGCATCAAAAAAGTATGATAGAGCAAAGAAAATCAGGTGATTCACTTAATAAATTCGAATCATCAGGTAATGATATAATTACGGGAGGTGCTGACAGTAAGAGGTTTACTCCCAAAACTTAATATTTTATAAAATTTTATTTATGGCAAAAGAAGAAATCAAAAAGGTCGAAGAACCTAAAGTTGAAGAAACTAAAAATGAGGTTAAAAAAGAAACTAAAACTAAATCTAAGAGAATAAAAAATAAGAAATTCGAACCAAAAGATAATATAGTAAAAGTTAATTTAGATAACCCTGGGACACAAAAAGAAGAAAAGGATGAACTAGATGTTCCTAAAGTTAATGTAGAAGAATCACCAGTAAAAAACGAAGAGGTTGAAAAAGAACCCGTTAAAGAAGAGGTGATCGTAGTCAATCCAGATCCCCAAGTTGAGAAAGAAGTTGTTCAAGACGAAAAAGTAGAAGAACAACCAATCGTTCAAGAAATTACCAACGAAGAGGAGGTTGTTAGAGTTAAAGAGGAAGTTGAAGATGCTATAGTTGAATCTCAACAAACTGGAAAACCACTACCCGAAAAGGTTGAAAAACTTATAAGTTTCATGGAGGAAACAGGTGGTGATCTAAATGACTACGTTAATTTAAACAGAGATATTTCCAAAATGGATGACTCTGATGTGCTTGATGAATATTATCGTGCAACAAAATCTCACTTAACACCGGAAGAAAGACACTTTTTATTAGAGGAAAGATATGGTGTTGACGAAGAGGTTGACGATCCTAAAGAAATCAAGAAAAAAAGAATAGCCCTCAAAGAGCAAGTTGCCGAGGCTAGAGCCCACTTAGACAGGCAAAAGTCTAAATATTATGAAGAAATTAAAGCTGGAAGTAAGTTAACAGACGAACAGAAACAAGCTATTAGTTTTTTCGAAGCTTACAACAAGCAATCTGAAGAACAGAAGAAGTTATCTGATAGTGTTAAAAGCACTTTTATGAAAAGAACTAATAATTTCTTTAACGAAGATTTCAAAGGTTTTGATTATCAAGTTGGAGACAAAAAATTTAGGTTCAATGTAAAAGATGTTGGTGAAGTTAAAAACAATCAAGCTGATCTTAATAATTTTGTTAATAGATATATTGGGAAAGGTGAGAAAACTATCAGTGACACTGAAGGATATCATAAGTCTTTATTCACTGCTATGAATGCTGATGCTGTTGCTAAACATTTTTATGAACAAGGAAGAGCGGACGCAATCAAAGATTCAGTAACTAAAGATAAAAATATTAATCTAGACCCTAGACAAACTCACGGCGAAATATCTGCTGGTGGTGTTAAGGTTAGAGTTTTAGGTCAATCTTCTTCTGATATGAAAAACAGATCGTTTAAAATTAGAAAAAAGAATTAAAAACAATTTAAAAATTAATTATTATGGCAATAACTCCGGGTGATAATTTAAATAGTGTTGCTGCACCATTGCAACAAACGCTATCTACAAATTATCTAGATTTAGCGTCAACAGCTGGACAAGGCTGGGCGCAACAATATGTGCCAGACTTAATGGAACAAGAAGCTGAAGTTTTCGGTCCACGAACAATTTCAGGTTTTTTATCTCAAGTCGGTGCAGAAGAGGCTATGACGGCTGATCAAGTCGTTTGGTCTGAACAAGGTAGATTACATCTATCTTATAAAGGTAAACTTACTGATGCAACTTCATTTTTATTACAATCTGATATTGATGGTAATAAGTTTCAAGCTGCTGGTATATCTAATGGTTTAACTGGCGTACATCATGGTATTAGAGTTAATGACACTGTCATTGTTGCTAGTGGTGTTAACGCTGCTGTTAAATGTATAGTAACTGGTGTAGCAACAGATGATATAACTCTTGCAACTTATGATGGTTCGACACTATCTGTAGTAGGTGCTGCTAACCAAGACACAACTATATTAGTTTATGGTTCTGAATATGGTAAAGGTCAATCATATAGATCTGCTCCAGGTACAGCTGCTGATACTAGAACGTCTAACGAACCAGTATTTAAATCTTTCCACAACAAACCAATTATATTAAAAGATTACTATGATGTATCAGGATCTGACGCGTCTAGAATTGGTTGGGTTGAAGTATCAAGTGAAACTGGTGCTAGTGGATATTTATGGTATTTAAAAGCTGAATCTGATACGAGAGCAAGATTTACTGATTACTTAGAAATGGCAATGCTTGAGTCTATTAAGGGTGACGATTCTGTTGCAGCTAATGACGTTGATGCGATGGTTAGTTCTAACGCTGCTGTTGTTGGTACTCAAGGATTATTTGACGCTATTGAAGATAGAGGTAATATAACTACTGGTGTAACTGGTGTTAATGCTGCTACTGATTTAGCTGAATTTGATGCTATTTTAGCTGAGTTTGACAAGCAAGGTGCTATTGAAGAATATATGATGTTTGTTAATCGTGCTACTAGTTTAGCTATTGATGACATGCTTGCTTCAATGAATTCTTACGGAGCTGGAGGTACTTCTTACGGAGTATTTGACAACGACGAGAATATGGCATTAAATTTAGGTTTCTCAGGATTTAGAAGAGGTTCTTATGACTTCTACAAATCTGACTTTAGATACTTAAATGACTTAGCTACTAGAGGTGGTATTAATGCTGCTGTGGGTTCTAATGCTATTAGAGGTGTTATGATTCCAGCTGGAATGTCTTCTGTTTATGACCAACAAGTTGGTTCAAACATAAAAAGACCATTTTTGCATGTTAGATATAGAGCTTCTCAAACTGATGATCGAAGAATGAAAACTTGGGTTACTGGTTCGGTTGGAGCTGCTACATCAGCGCTTGACGCAATGCAAATCCACTTTTTATCAGAAAGATGTTTAATCACACAAGGTGCAAACAACTTTATGTTAATGAAGTAAGACTATTTATTTATAAGGGCGGTCTAGTATCGCCCTTATATTTTTTTTTAATTTATATTATATTATATTATGGCAAAGAAAAAGAAAGATACTATAGAAGAACCTGTAGTAGAAGAAACGGTTGTTATGGAAGAACCAGTGGTTGAAACTCCTAAAATAAAAGAAGTTAAACCCGAACCAAAAAAAGACAAATGGGAAATAAAAGATAGAATGTATTATCTAAGCGGAAAGAAAAAACCTTTATCCCATTCAATTAGAACATCAAATCTATTTTGGTTTGATGAGGAAAAGGGATATGAGAGAGAAATAAAATACTGTCAAAATCAAAGAACAGTATTTGTTGATGAAATGAAAGGTGAACAGAGATTAGAGCATATTGTTTTTAGAAGTGGTATGCTATTTGTTCCTAAAGAAAAGGTTACGCTACAAAAGTTTTTATCAATTTATCACCCACATAGAGATGGATTGTTCTATGAACACAAACCTTCTAAAATAGCTGAAACACAATTAGATTGGTTAGAATTAGAGGTTGAAGCCCTAAGTATAGCAAGAGACATAGATATAGATATGGCTGAAGCTATAATGAGAGTAGAAGTAGGATCTGAAGTATCTAAGATGAGTTCTAAGGAGATTAGAAGAGATTTATTGCTATTTGCTAAGAATAATGCAAAATTATTTTTAGATTTAGTTCAAGATGAGAATGTTGTTCTTAGAAACTTTGGTATCAAAGCTGTTGAAAGTGGGATAATAAAATTATCTCAAGATCAAAGACATTTTAAGTGGGGTTCGAATGATAGAAAAATCATGACAGTTCCATTTGACGAGCATCCATATTCAGCATTAGCTCAATGGTTTAAAACCGATGAAGGTATGGAGATGTACTCAAACATAGAAAAAAGAATGCAATAATAATTCTTCACGCTAGTAAAGATAGCCACCCGAAAGGAGTGGCTATTTTTATTTAGGTGCTAATCTTTCATTTTAATATGTAACTATAATATAGTAAAATATATACTATTATGAGTGAATCAAAAGGATTGGGAGACTCGATAGAAAAGGTCACAAAAGCAACAGGATTAAAAACGCTAATGGAATTAATGACGCAGTCAATGGGTAAAGAAGATTGCGG